AGCAGCGGCAGCTTTGGCGGGGGCCGCGGCGGCTTCGACACGGGCGGCTTCCTCGGCGGCTTCACGAGCCGCGTTGTTCCTTGCGTGGAAGGCAAGTGCTTCTTTTCTGCCTGCAGCGGCCTCCGCCGCGGTCACGTTGTACATTTGGGCCCATTCGAGGTTAGTAAGGGCTTCCTGGGCGGACTCGTACTGCACTTTGGCGTCTTCGTCGTCTGGGTTATCGTTCATCCAGTTCCTCCTGTACTCAGCCTCCTCGAGTGCAACGCCCAGCTCCCGAGCTCTCTCAGGAGAGAATTCGGGGTGCTTCGCGAGCTCATTCCGCGCGTAGCCGTCAGCTTGTGCAGCACGTGCAAGAGGTCCGGGGCGAGTGTAAGAGCCTTGACGAAACTCGAGCTGTTTTCTCAATGCTTCTTTTTGGCGTTCGGCTAAGGACGCCTTTTCAGCGAGAGCGCGCGCGGCAGCAGCTTTCTCAACTAAAGACGCAGCTCGTTGTCGCTCCAGCTCGGCTTCCATGGCGTCTGTTCGTGCCTCAGCGGCACCTGGTGCTGAAAACTTACGTTTGTATTCTTCAACCTCGGCTTCCCGCGCGAGTAGTGCATTTGCTATATCTTCCTTAGCACCCATATAACTAGGGTTGGGTCCGTGCGTCGCCAGCAGCCGCGGTATCTCCATCGTAGCTAATGATTCTATAAATTGTCTGCGCCGCTCGTGCATCGGACGCGCGTCCCGCTCACGTTGCAGCCGAAGTCCTCGAGGAAGACGCCCTTGCTGCAGGTGGAGCGGGAGGGCGTTGCGGTCGGACATCGGCGCCGCGGCCAACCACCCAGGCGGGCTGAACGGCAAGACCGCTGGTGGGGCAGCATCCGCACCCGGAGCCGGCGCTGCCGGGACAGCAGCCGCAGGCATACCTCGCATTGCAGCCGCCGCCTCTGCGGCAGCCGTGGCAAGAGCAGATAGTTTATCCGCCACGCTCATTACACCATCTTGTGATTTTAATCAACCCTACGAACCCGTAGAAAACGGATTCCTTCACCCAACCACAACACACCTCGCCAAGATGGTCTGTTCTTCGTGCAAAACAGCGGGGCATAACCGCCCCACCTGCCCCAACTTCACCCGCCCTCTCCGCCGCAAAACCATACGTGTGTGGGTTCCCGCACCTGTATGGGAGTGTAACTGTGGTCTTATCTTTCAACATCATCGTCTTGCAGTCTTCCTGGGGCACCGGCGTCACTGCTTCGCCGTCAAGCACTGAAAACGGATACAAGACCCACACAAACCATCTTTTCAATGCCGTGCCCTCATTGTCGCTCTCAAAATCATCACTACGCAGTCTGTCCCGCCCGCCGTCCTCCGCCGCCGAAGATTGTGTACGTCCCCAGCAACGGCTACCAGCAAGCGGTCGTTGGCGGGGTTGTGGGTGGTGTCGTGCAGAGTGTGTGTGTTGTTATGTGATTACTTCGCGGTGCGGCGACGGGTACGACGGCGGCGGGACTTGCGACGGCCTCCCTGTGCGTCGAACCTGGTGCCTCGTGTCTTATTGGTCTTTGTGAGATCACCTGGGAGCGCATAATATGTTATCAGTTTGGTTGGGTCTTCGTCGTCAAATGCGATAAGACCAGTTAACATAGTTTTTCCATCAGGACCCACCCGCGATGCATTCGTGTTTATGACCCATCCTTTTTGGAGTCCATTCTTATACTCAACGCCGTCTCCTTCTGCAAATCCAGTACTCATTTACTCAATCCCGAGATTAGTTCAATGCGCGCGCGGACAGGATGTACAGGAACGCGGCGTTCGCGAGGGCGAGGAACAGGGTGGGTGCAGACCGCAGGAACATTGCAAAGCCGCGTTTGGGGGAGACGGACATGGCGTAGAGCTCCAGCAGGAGGACGAGCGCCGTCGTCAGGCCCACAATCCAAAACATGATGTAAAAGTAGTCCACAACCACCTGGTTCGAGATTCCCTTGGTAGCTTCAGTCTCGGCGGGCATTTTATATACTACAGAGAAGAACAATGGGCTTCTCAGTGGTCCCTATCGCCTTTGGCGCAACAATGGCGGTGCTAGACTTGGTGATGATGTCCACCGTGAAGCAAGTGCATGTGGGCACGTGGCCTCTTCGCACGGGCTTGCCTTTTGCCACCTTGGTCTACGCACTGCAGCCATACATGTTCCTTCAGGCCATGGAGTATACGGGCGGAGGTTTGGCGGTGGTCAACTTGGTGTGGAACCTGTCCAGCGACGTCTTGGTGACGCTGATGGGTGTGCTGTGGTTCGGGGAGAAGATTCAAGGAGCCCGCTGGATTGCAGTGTGTATGAGTTTGGTTGCGCTGGCGTTATTCGCCTACACGAGTAAGGAATGAGGACCGCAGTGATTCTTACGGGCCAAGAACGGTCGATGTTCAAGATTTTCAAGCACACTCGCAGGAACCTCATTGAGCCCAACAACTCGACCGTCTTTTTAGCCTGCGAAACAGCCAATCCCGATGCATTCATGCGGTCTTTTGATGGAATTGAAATTGGCGGCGCGGATCTCCGTAACGTCTCGTTTCGTACCCCAGACTTCGAAGCATTTACCCTCATGCTCCACTCGGGTGGGCGCCCCGCGTTGCTGGAGAGCGTGTTTGAACGTACTCGCCCAGAGCCGTATCACGTCGGGTATGTGCTTCAGGGTGCAAGCGTTCTCCAGTACTATCAGGTTCTGAAGGCGTGGCTCATGATTCTCGAGTATGAACGCAAGCACAAGATGCGGTTTGATGTGGTTGTCCGTTGGCGCACCGATGCGCTGATAACCGAGAAGCTGGACCTGTCTGCCCTGTTTTCAACAGACGAACTGACGTGTCGCAGTCTGGGCTGTGCTCGGATTCGTGAGAAGTTGACGCCCATTGGGGGGTCCATGGACAGAGTGGTCATCACTCTAGGCATGGAACAGACGTGGTTTGCAAAGCGCGATGTGTTTGCGTTGCTGGGCCCGATGATGTACATGTACGGGTGCTGGGACAATGGCTCCAAGTACGCCTTCAACTCCGAGACCTTCTTCCAGGCGTTTTGCGATATGAACCACATCACCCACTGGGGGTTCTGGGAGGACCCGTTGTTCAATGAGTCGCATCGCAATGAGGATGTTGTGGCCTCAGATCCCCAGGTGTTTTCAATTGTGCGTTGAAACTACCTGCGGCGCGTGTAGCAGTTCTTGTACGGACGGCAACTGGCCTTTTGTGTGAACCCCATGCGACGACACGGGGTCTTCTTGCAGTACTTCTTGGACATCAGGCGCGGCTTCTTGAATGTGCGTTTCATTACTTACGCACAACAAACTTCTACCCCGTCAGTCGCTCGACTTCGTTTCGTGCAATGTTCACCTGCGCGATGGCCTGATTGTTGGCGAGTTGTGCGGCCTCGAGGCGCTCGATGAGATATGGGTCTGTTTGGTTAGTGTTGTATTGTTCGACGGCGTCCATGTAGACCCCAGCCACCTCACCGTATGTCTGCTCTGCAGAGTTCAGGTTCGCCCTCGCAATTGCAAGTTCAGGGCTTTCAGTTGCCTTTGGCACTGAAGGCGAGTCTATTGCCGGGAAGTCAGGGGGATAGGACGGCAAGGATGGGGGCAATTGCGTCGTAGACGGGGGGACAGGGTCGGGCTGGGATACTGTCATCGGCGGAGGAACGCCGAGGTCGAAGGTCGGGGGTGCAACGGGTTGCATCATGCGAGGGGGGTCGTCTGTCACCGTGACCGTCATCTGCTCCCTGCTCGCATATACGAGAACGGCAAGTATGAGGACGAGAATGATATATCCAATCGGCTTCATTATTACACGCTGCGAATGAATTCCCAGTGGAGATAGTCGCATATCTTTTGCCAGATGTGGTCGTGTGCAATCAAGCGGTCTCGAGACTTGAGCAACGGGAAATACACCTTGTACTCGTCGAGGTCCAGCAACTCGAAGAACTTGTACAGAATGTACGAGTACGACAAAAAGTTGGTCCGGTCGTTGGGACAGTACAGCAAGAACGGCGCCTGAATTTCCTGGAACATGGCGCGTATCTTCTCCTCAATCTCGGGCGTGATGGTCGGTGGCGGGTTGCCGTTCAGGCGCGACAGAATGTGGGCCGCGTGCTCGTAGTACTTGGACCGCCCCAACTTCTTCAGAATCTCGCGTATCTCCTTCTCCGTCAGGTCGGCAATATTGTCGATGCGACGCTTACGGATCTCCAGCACCACCTCGTTCATCACCTCCTCGGGAATCATGGTGGACTCCTTGGCCTGAAACTGGTTCAGGATCTCGTTGAGGTGGTTGATCTTCTTGTACGCGTAATTGTTCCGCTCCTTGGGCGGGTCACGGAACGACTGGAAATCCGACACCACCAGCGAGTATTCCTCGGATCCGCACTTCGGACACACCAGAATGCCCTCGGAGGATATTTCTTCGCGGGCCACATTGCACTGCGCACAATGTTCTGTCTGCTGCTGCGTGGCCTCGGGAACTGCACCCAACTTCATGCGGGCAACATACTCGTCGAACATCTGCTTGCGCGTGATGCCCGTGTCCGTGGACGCAGCGGTGGCAAAGTATTTCAGGAAGGTATTGGCATCCTTGGGCGCAACCGTCGTGGCCGAGGTGC